TCCACCATTTAAGGAATTATCGTCATGGCATCGTTTACACAGGCACAGAAAGTTGCTATCAAGTCCTGCCTACAGGAAATCTCCAACTCACTCACGCGCATGGAAGCAGAGCGCGAGAACATTCGCGAGATTGTCAACCGGTGCGCCACCGAGTTCGAAATGAACAAGCGCATCACCCGTAAGCTAGCTCGCATCTTCCACAAGCGGAACATCGAAGAAGAGCGTGCGGAGCAGGAAGAAATCAACACAACCTACGATTTGGTAACTAAGTGATGTACGAGAAGAATCCCGAATACCGTCCCGCAGGCTATGACAGCAGACGGCAGAACGCCTTTTCTGAACCCTATGACGGTCCTCTAATGAATACCGACCGTAACTATGCGCCACCGGAAGCGGTGACTGAGTGCCTGACCGCACAGATTACTAACAGACTTGACGGTGCACTCAAGGTTATTGAGCAAATGTATGTCGCGCTGCGTGATCGAAACGACAGTCTGATGGGACCAGACGCAACCGTTGGTCCGCGTGACGATTCAGCCAAGGCTCCCGCTACGCTTGATCGTGGTGTGATGGATCGCATCACTCGCCAGACCAAAGAAATTCTGAGAGGCTTAGAAGCACTGGAATATCAGGTTCGTCGCCTGAATCAGCTATAACGGCTCCCTAGGTTAAGTGGGGTTAAGAGTGTCCTCTCATGAAGAACCGGCGTGACGACACTCCCGTTATCGATGATTACACTTACTACGTCTTTGAAGAGATAGAAAAACGTGGACTACAATTCGCAATCCCCTTTCAGTGGCGACCCCTTTACCGCGCCTTTCTCCGAAAGCGCAAACTCCTCCGCGCAGACATTGCCGCCTACTGGTCCCAATCCGGTAGTTATCAAGACGACTTCGGAGATAAGGGCGCAGCGGCTAGAGAAGAAAATTCAAAAGCTAACACAGCAGCGCGACTACTGGAAGAGTGAGTATGAGAAGCTGAGTTACATCCTGCGAATGTTTCCATACTCCACCGCAGAAGAGCGGCATGAGGAAAGGAGGATCCGAGGAATAGAAAGGAACCGTGCGAAGGAACTGGAAGTTACACAGAAACTACTATTGGCTGAAAATGAAAGTCTCAAAAAGCAAATCGAAGCCCTCCAAAAAGTCACAGAAGCCAATCAATATCCCTTCTAATCATCTTGACTATCATGCCACAAGAGAGTATTATGGTGTAGTCAAGCGTGGTAAGCTTGAAGAATACGAGCCGGGAAATCCTATCGTATACAAATTAGATGAAGTTGAATACTTGCGCCGGGATTATCCGCGTGCCAAGGTTGTAAAAATTCGAATGACACTGACTGTCATTTCTGAGGTTACATTATGAGTTCGCTGTGGGTTGAGAAGTATCGTCCTAAGACTATTGAGGATTGTGTCCTGCCGGATCGCCTCAAGTCCGTGTTTCAGGAGTTCGTCAACAAGGGTGGAATTCCCCACCTGATTCTCGCGGGTACCGCAGGCACCGGCAAGACTACCGTGGCTCGCGCTCTGTGCGAGCAGTTGGGCATGGACTACCTGTTCCTTAACGGCTCCGACGAAAACGGCATCGACACCTTCCGCATGAAGATCAAAGGCTACGCATCGTCCATGTCTCTGACAGGCGACAAGAAGGCTATCATCATTGACGAAGCTGACTATCTGAATCCTAATTCGGTGCAGCCTGCGCTCCGTGGCGCGATGGAAGAGTTCGAAGACAACTGCCGCTTCATCTTCACTTGCAACTACAAGAACCGTATTATCGAACCGCTGCACTCGCGCAGCACGGTCATCGACTACAAGCTGAAAGCCGAAGAGAAGCCGAAGATGGCGCGTGACTTCATGCGCCGCATCGAAGACATGCTCAAGAGTGAAGGTGTGGCTTACAACGGCAAGGCTGTTGGGCAGTTCATCATGAAGCACTTCCCCGACTTCCGCAAGACCATCAATGAGTTGCAGACCTATGTGGTTGCGCACGGCGAAGTCAACGAAGGCATTCTTTCTATTTCGGCTGACGTATCCCTCACGGATCTGGTCCGCGCCCTCAAGGATCGCAATTTCCGTGACATGCGCCAGTGGGTTGCGCAGCACGGTAACGATGACCCCTCGCGCCTGTACCGCAAGATTTACGATTCGCTGTATGAGATTCTCAAGAAGGAAGCGATTCCGCCTGCGGTCATTATCCTTGCGAAGTACCAGTATCAGGCTGCGTTTGTTGCGGATCAGGAATTGAACCTTACCGCCTGCCTGACGGAACTAATGGCTGAGTGTGAGTTTGCATGAGCAAGGAATATGTCCAGAGGCGATTGGCTGAGATTGCTAAAGAGCCAAAGCGCAAGATTGTCAAATCTAGGAACCACAAGACTAAGGTGGTTCCCGTCCCACCACCTGTGGTCGAAGAGTTTGACATGATCTGTTATGGTGATGATAGATATGATGACGCTATATCACGTTGGTTAGAATGGTACACGGAGATAACGGAAACATGTGGGGCGGATTACTCGTATCTCTACATGGCACATGATGAAAATACGCCATATGTCAAGGTTGGTTACACGACCAGACCAGACCACAGAATTGCTAATCTGAATACGTCATATCCCGGTAGACTTGAATTCCTACTCTTGTTTCCCATGCCGAAGAAATCTGGCTACGTGGCTGAGAAGAAAATCCACGAACTCCTAGATGCGTATAAGGCGAAGGGGAAGCGGGAGTGGTTTAATAAACAGGGTTTACGCGAAAAACTGAACGAGATTATGGATATCGTTCTGAGAACGAATCCACACGCAAGACTTCGCGAATACTACGATATTTTCGGAACACCCGTAGATTTTAATTACGAGGATGAAAAGGAATCGTGGTTCTGGACTGTCGATGTGGGGCAGTGGGAAGAAGTTGTGTGATCATCAAAGATTCTAAAAGGAGTCTAGAACTACTCATGAAATCTCCGGTCTATATGATGACCGGAGATTTGGAGACAGCAAGATTCTATAGTATGTTAGCGTCATCTAGTTCTAGGTTTGGGTATTTTCTAGAGGATGTAATAACAGAAAACATCAACCTACCTATAGTAGATTGGGATCGTTTGCCATTTTGCGAAGTAAAGTCTGTGTGTAGAAAACCCAAAATCAATAGGAAGATTCCAGATTTTCTATTGATTGATCCTATCAATATGTTGGTGTGGGTAGCAGAAATCAAAACTAATTTGAACAGTTTAGATTCTAAACAATGTAAGTCTGAATCCACAACATACCTAACACTGAAAGCGGATTTACAGACTCAGTTCCCAAAGCACAAGGTTGAAGTCAACATCGTGAATTTCTTTGGTGGGAAGAATAGCCGGGGTAATCTGATTCATCCAGAACTCAACATCATTACGGGTGAAGAATTCTGTGAAGTTGTTGGTGTTTCATATGGGAGTGTTCTAGGTAGTTTGTCTGCAAATCGCGTCAAGAATGCAACACTCATATCGGAATACAAAGAACGTCCTGTGGTTATCACAGAGCAAGATAATGAAAGACAAGGTGATATTTCTACTCTAGAGGCGTTTTTGTAATGGCTGACCTATTCACAGAAATCCTGCCGTCCATTCTGAAAACGAAGCGGTCGGTCATGCTCACGGAGCAGGACGAGAAATCGTACCCCGCGTTCGTGGTCAATCGGGCGCTCTCGCAGTTCCCCGACACGGTTTTCTTTGCCAATGCCATCAACTACTACCCGTCGCTCGACAACCGACTCAAATATGACTTTCTACTAAATACTGTTAAGCCTTACAAACGCCCCTTCTCAAAGTGGGCTAAGAAGGTGGAGACAGTTGATTTGGCGGTTGTAAAAGAATACTATGGATACTCAGATGCAAAGGCTCTGGAAGCCCTTCGAATTCTGACTCCCGACCAGATTAACTCACTGAAAAAAGAATTAGACAAAGGTGAGTAATCATGAGCATCGAAAAATTAGTGGAAGTCGAGCTAGCCGAGAAGAACGACTTCCTGAAAGTCCGCGAAACCCTGACCCGTATTGGGGTCGCGGCTAAGAACCAGAACGTCCTCTACCAGTCCTGCCATATCCTGCATAAGCAGGGGCGGTACTACATCGTCCATTTCAAGGAACTCTTTGAGTTGGACGGTAAGCCTGCCAACATTTCTGAGAACGATGTGGCTCGCCGCAACACCATCGCGAATCTCATGGCAGAGTGGGGTCTGGTGAAACTCACCGTCCCGGCTAAGTCTGCGGATCCCGTTGCGCCTCTGAGCCAGATCAAGATCCTGCCCCACAAGGATAAGGCTGAATGGCAGCTAGTCGCGAAGTACAATATCGGTAAAAAGAAGCGCGAGGATTCCCCTGCGCATTGAAATTGGAGTTTATTATGAAGTCAGTGGTTGTCCAGTTATTCCGACTCACAAATGATGTTCCTGTTCCTGCCTACGGTACGTCCATGGCAGCGTGTTTCGATCTGTCCTTTCAACCGACAGGTCGATTCTCCATTCAGGGCTATGACAAGTACAATCTACCCTGTGACCGCATGTGTCACGCCGGATCAGTAGAGATTCTGCCGCAAGATCGTATCCTTGTGCCGACCGGTCTGGTCATGAAGATCAAACCCGACTCCATGGACGCGGACATGTACTCTTCCTATTCCATTCGCTTGCACGCACGATCCGGCATGTCGCTCAAGCAGGGATTAGTCCTCGCGAACGCCGAAGGTGTGATCGACGTAGACTACCAGAAAGAAATATTTGTCATGCTAACCAACATTAGTATTATGCCAGTAACCATCAGGGCAGGCGACCGCATCGCACAAGCCGAAGTGGTGCGCCAGTGTCCAGTCTATTTCCAATTAGTCGATGATCAACCCAAGCCGTATTCGGAGCGCGACGGTGGATTCGGTTCCACTGGACATTCCTGATTCGGTGTGATATACTATGAGCGTACCTCTTTGCTATGGAACTAATATGAATTGGGACGAACTGTTTATCAAGATGGCTTTTCTTGTTTCCGAGAAAAGCAAAGACCCGTCCACCAAAGTAGGTTGCGTGCTTGTCTCTAGAGACAACGCCGTGCTGTCTACCGGATTCAACGGATTTCCTCGCGGTGTGAAAGAGGAAGAGTCCTACATGGAACAGGTACAAGACTACCCTGTGTTCTATCCCGAAAAGCGGTTGATCGCTGACCGTTGGGCGCGTCCCGCGAAGTATTCGTGGATCGAACACGCGGAGCGCAATGCCATCTACAATGCAGCGCGAGCAGGCGTAAAGATTGCGGGAGCAAAGGCTTACCTCAATTGGGAACCGCAGCCTTGCGCTGATTGTTGTCGCGGACTCATTCAAGCCGGTATCGTGGAAATCATCGGTCCTGACATTCCGTTCAAGGGAGCAGGCGCAGGAGTATCCTATCACCTAGACTTTGCGAAGGTCATGTGCGAAGAGTCCGGAGTGATTCAGCGCATCGTTCCGTGGGAGATTGAGCGCAAGATTGAAATCGACAAGACTGGATTGACCTCCGAAGAACGCAAGGAACTTGAAGACCTCCGATTCCGCATGGCAGGACTAGAGAAATGATCAGCACTATCTATCTCGACATGGACGATGTTCTCACGGACTTCTCCAACACCTATCACAAGGTCATCAAGATTGACCCGCGCACCATTCAGCCCGACCAGTGGGAAGAGAATTGGGAGAAGTGGGTGAAGGGCAGGAACTTTGTCACTCAGCCGATGCTTCCCGGTGCGAACCTGCTGCTAGGCTACATTGCAAGTCTCGGAGTCAAGACCGAGATTCTGTCCTCGACGGGTGGACCCGACTTCTACGATGAAATCGTCGCGCAGAAGAAAGAGTGGCTTGAGCGTTGGGGAATCAACTATCATGCGAACTTCTGCCCCGGCAAGAAATTCAAGACTGAGTATGCGACACCGCACCGGCTCTTGATTGACGACCAGAAGGGTATCATTCAGAAGTTCTGCGATGCCGGTGGTTACGGTGTCTGCCACGATGGTAACACGGTGGATGCCATGAACAACACCATCGAACGAATTCATGTATTGGTCAACCTGTTAGGATACCAGAAGTATGTCGCACCCACAGTATAAGCTACGCGGCTATCTCTATCAGATCGTGGAAATCTTCCCGGTCGAAGACGGTAACGCTTATCGCGAACTCCACACTTACGACCGTCTGGAAGACGCAGAGAAAGTCATGGCAGTTCTGGAATCGGTTAATTACGATTTTACCTGCTACGCGATGTTGATGTATCCGGTGTGGGATAATGATCAGGAACGGGTGGTCGCGAGAAAGAAAAGACGGGAAGAGTGGCAGAAAGATTGGGACGCCCAAGGCAGTCAAGTCTTCACGCCTTGTGATCATCACGGTTCTACTTCAAGTCTTTCTACCGATGGAACGTTTCGCTTCCATTGCTTGAAGTGTGGTTTGAAATATGGGAACGGCAAAGCCGAAGTCATCGAAGACTACGCTGCCTTTTTACGAGAGTCGGTGAAAGAATGAAGATCTGGATTGGAAGCTACCGCAGCCATTGGACAACTCAACGAGCAGAGATTCGTTGGTACAAGTGGCGTTACGACAAGTACGATTTCGAAGTCGAAGAGGATGCTCGCGACTTGTGGGACCGTGCGTTCGAAACGACCATGGGACTCTGGCGCATCATCGTCTGCCGTCCGCTCAACTGGATCAGCAACAGAATCCCGCGCATTCACTATGTCAAGATCGACCGCTACGATACGTGGAGCATGGACTCGACGCTCACTCCAATCATCCTGCCGATGCTCAAGCAGTTGCAGAGAGATAAGCACGGCGCACCTTGCACCGAGGATTCTGACGTTCCGGAGCATCTGCGCTCCACGGCTGCACCTTCGAAAGAGAACGAATGGGACACCGACGACAATCACTTCAAGCGTTGGGATTGGATCATCGGTGAAATGATTTGGGCGTTCGAACAGTTGAACGACGAGAACAACGACGAACAGTTCTACACTGGCGAATCGGATTACATGATGCAGGCTGTCGGCGCGGACGGTAAGAAGATTGGCGAACCGGTGCGATGGGGCGAAAAGACCGTCCTAGATAAGAATGATTCTATTCTCTGTTGGCAGATGGTCGATGGACCCCGGCATACCCGGAAGCTTGATTTTGAGGCTATGAAAGCCCACCATGAGCGCATCGGCAACGGTTTAAGGCTCTTCGGAGTCTATTTCCGCGCACTTTGGGACTGACCCGGTAGGGTAGCCCGTCTTACCCTGTAATACGCTTAAAAACGATCCTAGGCGGTCCTAGGCACCACCCCTAAGTCCTTGATTTATAAGGGAAAATAGCCTCAAATTAGGGATATCGTAAGTCCTTGATTTCATTAGGGTTTTCAATATTGCACTTTTCGTCGGTTTTGCTATACTGGTATTACAGGGTGAGGGAATGGTTCCCCACCCGGCTCTGAAACCCAAAAGGTACATGAATATGACGACTCTCACCACGCTCGCGACGGCTCGCGAAACCCTGAAAACCGCGAAGGCGGCTGTTGTGCTTGCTCGCGCCGAAGTGACGCGGCTCCGCGAAGAGGCGAAGGCTGAAAAGGCTTCGAAGGCTGCGGAACGTGCGGCTCGCAAGGTCGCGAAGGCGGCTGAACTCAAGGCGAAGCGCAAGGCTCGCATCGAAGCTCTGGAAGCGAAGCTCGCGAAGCTCCGTGCGAAGGCTGCGACCCCGAAGGCTCGCAAGCGTGCGAACCGCAAGGCTTCGAAGGTCACGGTCATCGTGGCGAACGGCGAAACGGTCGCCTCGTAACTGACTGATAGGCAAGGGGATTTTCCCCTTGCCTTTCCTTCCCACTCTTGCTATCATAATAGTATGAAAACGCGAAACTTCCTGATCGTCTATACCGGTTCCATGATTGAACCGCTCAACATTCGCACGCGCTATGCTTCGCGCAAGTGTGCGCAGAATGCCGCCGACAAGATGAATGCGCGGCTTGATGCTCGCAAGTCTAGCGGCTCGCGCTACGCCGTTTACTCTCAGGAAGAGTACAACGCCGAAGTTGATGGCAAGGGCGAGTGGAAGGTGTCCCCGTTCACCGGTCGCAAGGTTTGGGTTGCTCTCGGCACGCCGTCATGTTGCGACCCGACGACCGAAACGTACATGTGCATGTAATCATGAGCCGCATGTCAGAATTGGATATCGAAATCCGCGAGCGCACTGTCGCTCGGCAGACGCCTGCGGAAATCGCAAAGGCTCTCGGCATCCCGCAGCATTGGGTTGTGGAAATGATCGAAGAGAATGCGTACAACGATTACATGGATAAGAACGCAAGCCGCCACTATTACGCCGACGATTCGGCAGACGCGGACGCGCAAGCTTACGGCACTCGCTAACATGACCAAATATCTCACACCCGATTCGCCCGATGCATTCACGGATCATCCCATGATGGATCCTGTGCAGGCTGCAAAATATTCACTCACAAAAGAGTGTCCGCGTTGCAAGGGACATGGCGGGTGGAATCTTCTGTTGAACGAATACCCGCTCCACGGCAAGGAAGACACGGCTGCGAACCGTCACAAGTTCTCGCACTTCCGCGCATCATGCTCGCATTGCAACGGTTGGGGCTATGTCCGCGCCGACGAAATGTGCGCGGGACATGAGTGGGAATTCGTTCGCAACACCGGACGCTGCCTCAATCTGCACAAGTGCAAGCATTGCGGCAAGCTTTGGGAAATCGACTCTTCGGACTGATTATGAACAAGATCGCTTATTATCTCGGCTACCTTGTCGGCAAGTATCGACGTTACATGCGCCGCCTTTCGTATCACTACGAAAATGGCATGGGCGCGACCGACCCGGAAGCTCGACTCAACACCCTTATGCGTAGGAGCATGATGTAATGTCTTTCGCACCGATGGTCCGCACTACGGAATTTGGTCCTTACGCCGGTAACGGCTTGCGGTTCGCGACTGCCAACGAAGCGCAGTTGTGGCTTGATGACCTGATGTGCCGTTGGTTTGCTGTCACCGATACTCGCGTGGATGAATCCACCGATCCGGTGAACTACTCGACCGTCGATGGTCGCACTCTGGTAGAGGTAAAGTAATGTTTTGGGTTGTTGTCTTCGGTCTTTTGTTCTGGCTCGCGCTCGGCTTTTTCATTGCGCAGTTTTGTGGCTTCAACGATAGGAAGTGATGTATGAAAACGAATGATCTGAAAAAGGGCGCTCGCGTTCTACTCCGCAACGGTTGGTACGCCACCGTCTATGACAACGCTCGCGGCAACATCCGCATGTGCGAAGTCGAAGGTGATTTTACCGAAATCGGTTCTGTCTACTCGCACGATATCATGCGGTACTTTCCGGGTGACGGTTCTTCGGTCATGGTGGAACACACGCCTGCGCAGTTGAAGCTGCGCGAGCAGGTTCAGGCAGTCTTCGGATGATCGCAAAGATTTGGGATACCATTGTAGGGCATTTCTACATCATTCTGTTGTGGATTCTCGACATGCTTTACGATGACACAAATGAATAGAATAATGGATTGGATTCCTTCCGCCAATGATACCGTATACACAATCGCGGATTGGGAAGACTGTGTTCGCGACGGACTGTTCATCGACTATGATGGCTCCGGTTACTTCTGTAACCCCGAAACGAAGCTTGAACTCTTCGCCTTTGACGTTTACCCGTCTATGATTGGCGAACCGGCTTACGAGCAGCGCAAGGCTGAGTGGACACACATTAACTGGTTCAACCGCTAATGAGAATCCTAGTTCTAATTTGGGCAATGTTCACCGGGCATCCATGGGTTGCGCTTGCGATGATTCTCTCGTTGCTCAACTCTTGGAATCTTTCACTCGCAAAGTGACATAGATATTATGGATTCGGAAATAACGACTCTTGATACGGTAGTCCGTCTTAATAAGACGTATTACAACATGGGCGTAAAGATCGAAGTGGAAAAGATCTACTTTCCGAATACGCATACGATAACGGAATCAATCGTCATGTCGTCCGCGCCGAAGGTTCCAAAACACTATTTTGAGGACGACTATCATGCGTAAATTTCTAATTGGATTGGTGGCTCTATTCTTCACCATGCCTGCATTCGCATCGCTTGACCATTGGGTTTGCTCCAACGAATCCACGGTCATGTACATGGCACTGAATACCGGCGAGGGCAGCTTTGTCCTGTGGGACGATAAGGGCGGATTCCTCGCTGCCGCAGAATTCACCGACAAGTCTGAGACTAAGGACGGCACACCGTTTCTGGTGGCAGAGTTGGACAGCGGCGTTCTAGTTGGCGTGGCAAAGGTCGCTGACAACAAGTTGGTTCTAGCCATTGCTAGCAACGCCGAAGAAAAGGCGACAAGGTTCATCTGTCAGTAACACCATGACTCCCAAGAAAGTAAAATCGGTCTGCATTCCGCTAGACCCTGACGACTGCGGCTCCGTGATTCACGGCTACGTTCGCTTCCCCGAGTTGACTCAGCGCAATTACGGGAAGCGAAAGTGGGACGTAGAGTACGGTGCGTCCGTGTCACTTTCCGACTGCAACCGCGTCATTCAGTGGGCGATGACCGACGACGATAACAACTATCACATCGAAAAGTTGGATATCGCGATTAGCGCACTGACCGAACTGCGCAAGTTCATGAGCGAAGCCAATGTGGAACTCAAGAAAGCACGCAAGGAAGCCAAACGGCTTAACCTGATCATTGATCCCACCGACGCCGAAGACTAATTGGAGTTACTATGTATCGCGTGAAATCCTACAATCCGAAACCCCGCGTCATTTTCGATCCGTCTAATCACGAACATCGGCTTGACTATGCTTCTTATTTGAAGTATAATAACTGGCGTGCGGGTTGCCCGTTCCTCTTAGAAGATCCGTATGAAGACATTCCTACCATGATCAACGCTAAGATCGCGGAAGCTTCCCTAAGATCACTTATGAGTATCGTATGACTGACAAGGCACAGATTGAATCGATTCTTTCGATTCTTGAAATCAACAGAGCAATTGTTGAACAACTCGCGGAGCGTGTCACGTTCCTAGAAAGCGAACTGGACGAAGCGCGGGAAATGATTCGTGGACTGGAAGTGGATTGTGGACAGAACTCAGAAGCTATCAACAATCTTCAATCCGAACAGGATAACTATCGATGGGAACTGGATGAAATCGGTGCCGAAGTCGATGTGTTTACACAAGGTTTAAGACGATGACCGAAGAACTCCGCTGCTACACGTTTACCCTGTATCAGCTATCACCCATTCAGCAGGGTATTCAAGCCGGTCATGCGGCTGTCGAGCTAGGCATGAGAGCCTACACTCGTCTTCAACGCACGCTCAAGGGTGATCATTTCAGAATGTACCATGACTGGTCTTCTAACTGGAAGACGATGGTGCTTCTGAATGGTGGCGACCTGCAAGAACTGTGCGAACTAGGCAAGTTCCTTTCGCATGAACACAACGAATTCCCTTGGGCGACATTCCATGAATCGGTGGATTCCCTCGGCGGTCTGCTAACTTCGATTGCTACCATCCTACCCGACCGCATCTACGGCACGGCAGAGAACATGCGCAAGTTGAAGGGTGGTGAACAGATTCCGAAGTGCGGATTCACTCAATGGGAATACGAACTAATCGAACGTCTTTCCAAGACAGGACTCGCACGATGACCATCAGAGAAAGTAGTTGGCGGGAAGGTCGCTTTCATCTAGTTGAACACTCAAGCGACAAGCTTGTGGATGCGCTAGGCAAGCCGCTCACCGTGGGCGACCTAGTGCTGCGTTCCGTGACCTTCGGACGCGCCGCAGGATTCGAATTCACGAAGATTCGTGAAATCAAGAATGGCAAGGTTTACCTCGCCTCAAGCAAGGTGCCGTTGAACTATCCTTCCCGGCTCCTAATCGTCAACGACCTCTTTCCTAATGGGTACGAAAATGGCTAACCAATTTGACCTTGAACAAGGCATCATGTCCTGTTGGCATGTGACCGACGACCTCGACACTCTGTTTGAAGAACTGGTGGAGAACCAGTGCTTTACGCAGGATCAGGCATCCAACTTTGTCCTCGGACTCACGACGATCTACGGTGCAAAGTTCGAAAAGCTTTTCCGCACGTTCGAAGGGTTCCTCAAGACGCATTACGCTCTTAAGAATGAACTCAAGCACACGAAGGAAGAACTCTTCGATCTGCGCGAAGAAATGGAAGCAATTGAGGAAGCAAACCTTGAAGTGGCTGACGCTCTTGCGCAGGAACATGAGGGTAAGACACTGGAAGAACTCTTCCTTGAAGAAGAACAGAAGTCCTACGATCAAATGGTGAATGAAAACGACAGCATCGATTTTGTCGAAGACGAATTCGGGTTCAGATGAGCAAAAGAACGACAGGGACTCCCTGTATCAGAGTGTGTAAACTGGACAGCCAGAGCAATCTATGCTCTGGCTGTTTTCGCACGCTTGGGGAAATCACAGACTGGCTCAAATACACCGAAGAGCAGCGAGCCTACATAAATACAATGATAGAACTCAGAAGGGAACTGCTATGTCAGACGACAACAAAGGATTCGATTGGGGAAAGCTAATGATGGCTGTGATCATCGTGATCATTGCCTATATGCTGTTCGCTATCTCAAGCGCGTTTGGAGCAACGGTGGTCACATGGGAAGCTCCTACCCAAAACACCGATAACAGCCCGATTCCTGCCACCGGTCCCGGCAGTCTAGACGGGTTTAAGATCTACTACAACGCCCAAGGCGCGACCTCCGGATTCATGTTGGATATCACCGACCCGGCAGCGCGGACCTATTCGATCCCCGGATTGGCGTCGGGTGTATGGCAGTTTGCCATGACCGCATACAACGTCGAAGGTGTGGAGTCCGCAAGGACACCCACGGTAACGACCACTGTGGTTGGCACATCGCCGCTGCCGCCTAATCCATCATTCGTGACCGTGGAAACCGGGGTCTACAATCTGGTCAAAAAGAACAACGGATTCGTCATGGTGTTCGTAGGTACGGTTCCCCTAAATACCCCGTGTGATCCAAATCAATACGTAAACGGGTACAACGTTGTTCCGTTTACATCAGTCAATTCGTGGTCGGGGACTACTAGACCTATCGTGGTATTGGCAAAATGTTCACTAAGATAATCAAAGCTTTTTGGGACTGGTTGAAGGGACTGTTCCAAAAGAAACCAAAAGACCCACCTTCACAACTTAAGGAGCTAAACACATGGCACGATCAGTAAATGTAAGTTGGGTTCTCCCAACAACCCGCGAAAGCGGTAAGCCTCTCAACCCTGCCGATATCGCAGCGGTCGAGCTATCCCTGTCCGCAGACAACGTGAATTGGACCGCCTACGATTCATTCGTACCGGCAACCCTCGCCACCGTCATTCCTGAATTGGATATCGGTGAGTGGTTTGTTCAGGGCGTGGTTCTGGACAGCGCAGGCAAGCGTAGCAAGCCTGTCGTCAAGAGCATTGTGGTTCCTGACGAGACTGCACCCGGAACTTTGGAGTTGACTCTTACGTTCTGATGATATATAATAGGGCATGGCGTGCAATGCGCCATGCCCTGTTTTGTTATGGAGAATTGCCATGCCCGCAAAAGTTGGATTGAAAAGACACGGAAAAGGTCGAGCAAAGCTCGGTTCTAAGAAGCGTAAGTCTCGCAACAAAAAGAAGTAATTATGAAAGTAACTGTGATTACAGCCACGGTCGGCAACCCGTTGCTGCCGCATACTCTGCGGTCTATTGCTAATCAGACTCATAAAGACGTTCAGCACCTTCTGGTGGTGGACGGGCAGGAGCATTGGCAGAAAGTCAGCGATATCTACCATGACCTAGAAGGACCGGATATTGATCTGTCCCACGTAGACATTATCGCCATGCCGTACTCCATTGGTAAAGACCGATGGAATGGACACCGCATCTACGCAGCGGGAGCGTTCCAAGCCGAAGGGCAGTTCATCATCTATCTGGATGATGACAACTCCCTTGAGCCGACCCACATCGAAGACTGCCTCAAGGTCATTCAAGCCGGTAACGATTGGGCATATTCGTTCCGCAACATCGTGGACAAGGAACACAAGTTTCTCTGCAAAGACGAATGCGAGAGCCTAGGCAAATGGGCATCCGTCCTAGGTCCGCAGGACTTCTTCATCGACGTTAACTGCTATTTCATTCCGACGACCCTAGCCATTCATCTAGGACCGGCGTGGTATCGCAAGTTCCGTGAGCCGGGTATGCCGGAAGTGGATCGTGTTCTGGCTCACACGCTCATGAACAACAACCTTAAGTTCGACACGACCTATAAGCACACGGTCAACTACACCGTGGGCAACACACCGAATTCCGTACAGCCTGAGTTCTTCGCGAACGGCAACGCTGAAATGCGCCGCCGATTCCCTGACGGTCTGCCATGGAAGGTGCGGGAGCTACCTCTTGAATAAGCTAGTCATTTTTGATCTGGATGGAGTGCTGATCGACTCGCGAGACATTCATTATGAAGCTCTCAACGAGGCGTTATCACACATAGACAAGAAATATGTGATAACCTACGAGGAACACCTGTCCACCTACGATGGGCTTCCGACGACCGCAAAGCTGCAAAAGCTGACACGCGAGAAGGGACTCCCGGCTGAAACCTATCAGCAGATTTGGGAAGAGAAGCAGGAAGAGACATTCCATATCTTCCGCGACCTCAATCCAGATTCACAACTGATCGACTGGTTTGCCGAACTCAAGGAAGAGGGATACAAGATCGCAGTCTGTTCCAACTCCATTCGCAACACAGTCAAGATCATTCTGTTAGGATTGGGCATTCTGGAATACGTGGATATCTTTGTCTCCAACGAAGACGTTAAGCACAATAAGCCTTTCCCTGAAATGTACTGGAAGGCTATGACCGAAATGAAGGCGCTCCCGAAAGATACGGTGATCATAGAAGATTCCCATATCGGACGGCAGGGTGCCTTGGATTCGGGTGCGCATCTGGTCACGGTCGAGAACCGAAAGGACTTCAGCCACGACCATATTCTGCAAGTGAAAAGTATTCTGCAAGTGAAAAGTAAGACCAACATACCGTGGAAGTCTAAGAACATGAACGTACTCATTCCAATGGCAGGCGCAGGCTCACGTTTCGCGGCTGCGGGTTACACCTTCCCGAAGCCTCTCATTGAGGTTAATGGGAAACCAATGATTCAGGTAGTTGTGGAGAACCTGAACATTCAAGCGCACTACATCTTCATCGTGCAGAAGGAACACTACGAGAAATATCATCTACAGTATCTCCTGAACGCAATCGCGCCGGGATGCTCCATCGTGATCATTCCCGGCATGACCGAGGGCGCAGCCTGCACGACGCTGCTAGCCAAGGAATTGATCAACACGGGTGATCCTTTGATCATTGCCAACTCCGACCAGTTCGTAGAGTGGAACTCCAATGAGTGTCTCTATGCGTTCAACGCCGATTCCATCGACGCAGGCATCGTGACCTTCCATTCGAACCATCCTAAGTGGTCTTACGCCAAGCTGAACGAGCAAGGGTTTGTTTCCGAAGTCGCAGAGAAGAAGCCAATCTCGGACCATGCGACTGTCGGAATCTATTTCTGGAAGAAAGGATCTGAGTACGTGAAGTACGCGGAACAGATGATCGCGAAGGATATCCGAGTGAACAACGAGTTCTATGTCGCGCCAGTCTTCAACGAAGCCATTGCCGATGGTAAGAAGATTCGCATCAAGGACGCACAAGCTATGTGGGGAATCGGCACGCCCGAAGACCTTAACTATTTCTTACTACATCATCAGGCATAATATGGAAACCGTCATCGAAGTAGGTGCAAACGTTGGAAACGATACTGTCCGGTATCTGGATGCAGGCGTGCGCGTATTCGCGTTCGAACCCACACCAGAGTTGAATCTTCATCTGAAGAATCGATTCAAGAACTATCAGAACTACTATCCGATTCCTGCCGCAGTAGACATTGAGAATGGGTGGACATGGTTCAACATCGCAGGACATGCAGATTGGGGTTGCTCTTCCATGTTCAATTTTGATCCAGACATTCACCGCAAGTGGGAAGGTAGACCAGACTTCGATGTGACAGATCGATGCCGTGTCCTCACAATGCGCCTAGACACGTTCATGGATACTTACGGGATTGAAACTGTCCAGTATCTATGGGTGGATGCGCAGGGTAACGACTTCCGCGTACTACAAAGCCTAGGCGAACGAGTCAAGGATATCGTTGCAGGACAGGTTGAAGTGGCTTATGAATGCGACCTCTATACTGGCGTGGACAACTCCCATACCAGTGTTGTCGAGTGGCTACACTCTCATGGGTTCCTAACCAACGTGGTCCCACACAGTCACCGCAAGGAAGCGGATGTATACTTCGGCAGACCAAAATGATCTACATCGCCCATCGTGGTTTGATCAACGGTCCCTCCCCACATGAGAATGCTCCGTGGGTCATTGAGGAAGCCATTAGTGTCTGCGGCAATGCAGAGGTTGATGTGTGGATGCATCAGAACGAACTGTGGCTCGGACACGACAAACCCACCTATCGGGTATCGATAAAGTGGTTCCACGATCATCAGAATGATCTATGGATTCACTGCAAGAACGTCCAAGCTATCGAATTTTTCAATGAGTTCCACAATCTCTGGCACTACTTCTGGCATGAGAATGACCACATGACCATGACGAGCAAAGGCTATCTGTGGGTCTATCCCGGCAAACAGCCGGTACGTAACTCCATCGCAGTGCTACCGGAAATCCACAATGACGACATTACTCACTGTCTCGGCGTGTGCACCGACTACGTGTTGAAGTATCGTGGTGATCTATGAAGACAGCCGTGTGCATATCTGGCAGACTGGATGCCATCTGGAACTTCGACAACATCAAGAAGCATGTTCTTGATCCGTATGCGGCTGACGTATTCATCGATACGTGGATTCCCTTTGAGGAAACATCCATTCAGACAGGACTGAGTGACGCTGACCTTGTTGCAGCCGGTGTCTCTGTGTTGGAGAAGCCGATACCACCCAAGCCAGACATTCAGGAGTTCGCTCAGAAGTATCAACCGAAGATGATGATTCTGGATAACTTTGACGCTATGCCACTCACCCACCAGATACGCTCTCTTCTTCCTAAGAACAAGAAGACCATAACCGGTGTATCTTCTGAGGGAACAAAGACCGAGAACGTGATGTTCATGTGGTACAAGCTATGGAAGTGTAATCAATTGCGTCGGCTATACGAAGAGAGTAATCGCATTCGATATGACCGTATCATCAGACTTAGATTCGACAGTTCGTTCACTAGCTTTCCTGTCATCGAACCAAAGCACAAGACCCTCTACATCCCGGTGGGTGGCGACTATGACGGCGGGTTGAACGACCAATGTGCCATTGCCGATTCTCAGACCATGGATCTATACTGCGAAATGTATACTGAGATATACCGATACTCCTATGCAAACATCGGCATCCATCCAGAATCTATGCTGCGCAGGCATGTCGAAATCAATCGACTGGCTGTGGAACGATTTGAGTGCGGTCTTCATCTTCGCGGCAGATGGGTAAGCAACAAATACAACGACTTGAATGCGATGACCTTGATGGAAGAGCATTCCAAGAAATTTCTAAACCCCGACAACGGAACAGTTGTCAGATAACGAGGAAACAAAATGAACCCATGTATCGTATCGTTCTTCATGAACAACATCAACATGAAGACTGTTGGGCTGCAACGCTCGGTGGTCGAGAAATTCAATCGCTCCGGTGTGAAGCACTACCAGATTCAGGTAGACCTTCCGCACGGTGTCGCGATGGATTACTTTTGGGCATTGAACGGCTCGCCCGTCGAAGCCTTTGGCGACAAGGTGGCACAGCAGTTGGAACACGACTGCGTTCTGTTCCTTGATATCGATGCTGTTCCTCTTGTGGACCGGGCTATTGACGTATATCTCGCTTATGCCTATGAGGGGCATCTAGCAGGCAATGCTCAGAGTTCTAATCACATTGGCGATGGACAACACATGTTCGCCGCGCCGAGTGCCGTTGCTATCTCTAAGGAGACTTACGACAAGATCGGCAGACCCTCCGCATACGAAAATCCTAATTCAGATGTAGGCGAAGAGTGGACTCGCGCAGCCAGACAGCACGCAATTCCGGTTGACTTAGCCATGCCAATATGCTACAATGAACCACCAGTTAGATATGATTGGGAACCAAAGGATGCGCCGCCTTACTGGACTCTCGCCAAGGGATTTCCAAACTACGGACAAGGTACTTCCTTCGGTGACAATCTAGGCGAACTCTTCTACCACCAATTCCAAATCCGGATGCCGGGAGTCGAAGAGAAGTTCTGGAAAAAGTGCGAATCGTTATTGACGGAGTGATCATGGCAAATAGAAGTGACTTTTTCAACTCAACCCCGAAGACACCAAAGCTTCCGCGTTATCTCAAGAAGATGCTAGCCCTCAACGGCGGCACTCCCGAGATTCGTCGGATCTTCATGGGTGCGCATCTTGCTCACGTAGCTGCCAAGCTCAAACGTGGTGACGAGACTGCGGTTGACACCACCGAGGCAGAGTAATGGAAAACCCAAATCAGACGGTAGAGACTCCGATTGTGGTCGAACCACCTAAGCCTCAATTGAAGGAAGGCTACTCATTCACAGCTAACACCGTGGGTCGAGTCCCCGTCATTCGCGATTCCCGCGTGAAGCTCAAGGCTGATCGTCAGTTGAAACTCTATTCGCCATGCTCTTGTGGCAGCGGTAAGAAGTTCAAGTTCTGCTGCAACGGCAAGCAGATGATCGTCATCAACACCGGAGTTTGATGCAAGCTCTTTCCGACTTGAAAGAACAGTTCCTCAAGCTGAACTTAGAAATTCGGTTTGAGGGATGGTTCATTTATGTCGGCAATGATCGATGGACGATGCTCGACTCTCGCCTGTATCGCAACGGCGAACCATTCGCAGAGAAAGATCTTCCTGCATACTTGAAGGGTTTGAAGGCTAACCCTCCAAAGTTACGTAAACGCAAGCCTAAGAAAATCACAGCAAATCGGAGCAAGGACAATGACAGTCAAGGCAATTAAGTTGGTCAGTGGCGAAGAACTCGTCGGTGAAGTGGTGCATGAGGATAAGGGTAATGATGGTTTCATCGAAGAAATCTCTCTCAAGAACGTCCTCGCAATCATGATTCAGCGTGACCGTGAAGGTAATCTCAATGTAGGTTTCGTTCCGTTCGCACCGTATCTCGGCAAGGATGTAACCTTCGACTTCAAGCACGACAAGCTTCTCTTTGTGAAAGAGGTTGACGTTCAGATGGCAAACCAGTATAATGCTATCTTCGGTGGAATTGTTACGCCACCTAAGAGTTTGATTTTGGGCTAATGGTGATTACTTGGACTTCTATACTAATGTCCGTCAGTACGGCAAGTACATACTCTATCGTGGCGTGGAAAACGGCAAGAAGGTCGCACGCCGCATAGAGTATCGCCCTACGCTTTTCGTTCCTTCGAAGAAGAAGTCCAAGTACAAGACACTGGATGGTCACTATGTCGAGCCTATTGAACCGGGAAACATCAACGATGCGCGTGACTTCCTTGAGCGATATCAGGGAGTGGAAACCTTTCCCATATACGGTAACAATCGGTACGAGTACACGTACATTGCTGACCTACATGCTGATGACGTACTATGGGATCAGAAGTACCTTACTATCGCCTACCTCGACATTGAGGTTGGATCCGACAATGGCTTCCCCGAACCCCGCGAAGCCAACGAACCCGTAACCGCAATCACGATTCTCATTGACGGCAAGTACACCACCTTCGGCTGTGGTGACTATGTGCCGCATCGTGAGAACATCACTTACATCAAGTGTAAGGATGAAATCGAACTGCTGCGCAAGTTCCTTGGGCATTGGTCTTGCAACTATCCTGATATCGTCACGGGTTGGAACGTCAAGTTCTTCGATATCCCGTACCTGATTAACCGTATGCTTCGCGTCTTAGATGACGGCGAAGCTAACATCATTTCGCCGTGGAAGAAAGTGCGCGAAAAGAATACGATGATCAAGGATCAGGAGCAGCAGTCCTACATGGTCTTCGGCATTGCGATTCTCGACTACATGGAGCTATACAAGAAGTATTCGCCCGTCGCTTCGCAGGAATCCTATGCATTGAACCATATCGCATCCGTCGAGCTAGGACGCAAGAAACTCGACTACTCAGAGTATGACAGCCTGTTCGATTTGTACAAGCGCGACCATCAGAAGTTCATTGAGTACAACATCCTCGACACCGAACTGGTCTACGAGATTGAAGTCAACGGTGTCAAGTCGAGTAAGCTGCTTGAACTGGCGTTGACTCTCGCATATGACAACAAGTGCAACTACGAGGATGTGTTCCAACAGGTCCGAATGTGGGATGCCATCATCTTCAATCATTTGAAGAAGAAGAACATCGTCATTCCGATGCAGAAGCAGGGTAAGAAAGACGATCAATACGCAGGCGCATACGTCAAGGAACCAAAGCCGGGTATGTACAATTGGGTTGTGTCGTTCGACTTGAACTCACTGTACCCGCACTTGATCATGCAATACAACCTGTCGCCTGAAACTCTAATCAAGATTGACGATTACTCCGACGAAATGCGTGCGGTGCGCCCATCCGTGTCTGTGGACTCCCTGTTGAACAAGGAACCCGACCTGTCGTTCCTCAAGGGTACGAAGGTCACGGTCACGCCGAACAAGCAGTTCTTCTACACCGGCAAGCGCGGCTTCCTCGGTGAGATTATGGACGATATGTACAAGGGTCGCTCCCGCTACAAGAAGATGGCGATTGAGGCTAAGAAAAAGCTTGAGACTGTGAAAGAGGATCCTAATCAATATGCGTATGTTCAGCGTGAAGTGGCTCGTTACAACAATCTTCAACAAGCTAAGAAGGTTTCGCTCAACTCAGCCTACGGTGCAATCGGCAACCAGTATTTCCGATTCTTTGATATTAGAATTGCCGAAGCTATCACACTTGGAGGTCAACTATCCTACAAGTGGATTGAGCAGCACATCAATGCCTACCTTAACAAGCTCGTCGGCACCGAAGGTGTGGACTATGTAATCGCGGGTGACACCGACTCCATGTATCTCAACCTTGAAGCTCTTGTACAGAAGTTCATCAAGAACACTTCTGATAAGCACAAGGTCATTGAGATTCTGGACAAGATTTGCGAAGAGAAGATTCAGCCATTCATCGACAAGACCTATCAGGAACTCGCAGACTACACTAATGCCTATGAGCAGAAGATGCAGATGAAGCGCGAGTCCCTGTGCGACCGTGCAATCTGGAAAGCTAAGAAGCACTACATCCTCAACGTCTATGACGAGGAAGGTGTGAAGTATGCGGAACCGAAGGTCAAGACCGTTGGCATCGAAACCAATAAGACCTCCGCGTATCCGGCTGCGACCCGTGCAGCAATGCGCGACTGCATCAAGGTCATTCTGGACAAGGACGAGGCGGCGGCTATCAAGTTCATTGCTGAGTTCCGTGAGAAGTTCCGCACGTTGCCGATTGCAGATATCGCATTCCCGCGTGGTGTGAACGGCATCGAAAAGAATTCGTCTGAATCGGACATATGGATTAAGAATACGCCGCAGCATACGAAGGCTGCGATTCTCTACAACCATATTCTGAAAGAGAAGAATCTCACTAAGAAGTATCAAGCCATCAAGGACGGCGACAAATTCAAGTTCGTCCATCTGAAAGTGCCTAACCCTTATCGCAATAACACGGTAGGATTCATCAATCGTCTGCCGAAGGAATTCGAATTAGACGAATACATCGACTATGACGAGCAGTTCGATGGCACCTTCCTTGAGCCGATGAAGGGCATTCTAAGTGTGATTGGTTGGAAAGCCGAAGAGGTATCCACCCTAGATTCGTTCTTTACTTAACTGACGGAGTGTGTTACAATGAAGGCTGCAATCCCGCCTGATCCTGTCGAACAGGATGCGGACGGTAAGTGGTGGTTCTGGAATGAAGTATGGTCTGATAGATACGGACCATACGAAACGAAGGAAGCAGTTGCGAAAGCACTCTACACTTACTGCAAATATGAATTAGGAATGACAACAGAGGAACTACCGCACTATGAGCTTACTAGACAAAATTAAGAAGAACTCCACAATCAAGGACACAGCAATCCTTGAGAAGTCCAAGTTCTTCCAAGAGAAAGACATGATCAGCACGGACATTCCGGTGTTGAACGTGGCGCTCGGTGGATCACTGGACGGTGGATTCACTCCCGGTCTGACCATGTGGGCAGGACCGTCGAAGAACTTCAAGACCGCATTCTGCTTGATCATGGTGAAAGCCTATCAGGAGAAGTATCCGGACGGCGTGGTTCTGTTCTACGATTCCGAATTCGGTACACCGCAGAACTACTTCAACACCTTCGGCATCGACACGGCTCGCGTCATTCATACGCCAGTCACCGACGTAGAGCAGTTGAAGTTCGATATCATGACGCAGCTAAATGAGATTGCTCGCGGTGAACGTGTCATGATCGTCATCGACTCTATCGGAAACCTTGCTTCCAAGAAGGAAGTTGAGGATGCGCTAGAGGGTAAGAGCGTGGCTGATATGACTAGGGCTAAACAGATCAAGTCCTTGTTCCGTATGGTCACTCCGCACCTGACGCTCAAGGACATTCCGATGGTTGTGGTCAATCACACCTACAAGGAAATCGGCATGTATCCCAAGGATATCGTCGGCGGCGGCACCGGCTCGTACTACTCCGCAGACAACATTTACATTCTCGGCAGACAGCAGGAGAAGGAAGGCACGGAAGTCATTGGTTACTCGTTCATCATCAACGTGGAGAAGTCTCGTTACGTGCGCGAGAAGTCGAAGATTCCTGTCACCGTCACGTTCGAAGGCGGTGTGAACAAGTATTCCGGACTGATGGACATTGCTCTGGAAACCGGGCATGTCGTCAAGCCTAATCAGGGTTGGTACGCCAAGGTCGATACCGAAACCGGCGAAGTCGAAGAGAAGAAGTGGCGTCTGGCTGACACTCAAACCGGAGAGTTTTGGGATCCTATCCTGTCTTCCGAATCATTCAAGAATGCTGTCGAAGCTAAATACAAGTTTGCGTCAGTATTCCACGAAAAGGAAGAGGCAGATGAAGATTAAAGAGAAACTACAGTTCTGGTGGGCTAAGAAAACCCTCAAGGACGGGCGCGACTTCGAACTCCAAATGGATGAAGTCGGAATGCTCGTAACCATCATTAGTGGCAAGTTCAAGGGCGTCCAGTTCCGGTACTCTCCCCTGACGGTAGTAGACGATGAAGGATTGGTTGACTTTCGGACGTATGTGGAGTATGCTCCACTGAGCGTTGACTTAACGGATCCAAAGTTTGTAAGGCTGACTACTAATATCCTGCGCATCCTTCTAACCGAAGCGATTCCAGAAACAGCCGTACAGAAGCATGAAGAAATACAGGTGATAGATGAGAACCGAAACACTGATACTGACAAGTTTGATCAAGAACGAGACTTTTATGAGGAAAGCTCTCCCGTTCTTGAAAAGCGAGTATCTAAGAGAAAGCCCCGAAAGAAAGTTGTTCCAACAGATTCAGGAGTACATCCTGAAGTACAACAGCCTGCCAAGCCAAAGCGCACTCGCACTCGGACTACAGGAAAGAAACGACCTCACGGAAAGTGAGTTCAAGGCATGTGGGCAAATTCTGAGCGAAATCTCAGAAGGCGATTGTCACGAAAAAGATACACAATGGATACTTGATACCACCGAAAAATTCTGTCAAGATCAGGCTATCTTCAATGCTATCACACAGTCGGTTCAAATCCTTGATGGCAAAGATGAGAAGCATCATAAGGGAGCTATTCCTAGCATTCTTAGTGACGCTCTTAGCGTTAGCTTTGATCCCAACGTTGGTCATGATTATCTGGATATGTCTTCTGACCGCTACGATTTCTATCATCGAATCGAAAAGCGGATCCCATTCGACCTTACGTACTTTAATAAGATCACGAACGGAGGGGTTTGTCGGAAAACGCTGAACATCATCCTCGCGGGTACGGGTGTCGGTAAGTCTCTAGCCATGTGCCACTTTGCGTCTGCGGCTATGCAGCAGCAATTCAATGTCCTGTACATCACGATGGAAATGGCGGAAGAGCGCATTGCGGAACGCATCGACGCCAATCTGTTGAACCTCACCATGGACGACGTAAAGTGCCTGTCGAAAGACATGTACGAGACTCGCATGGAGAAGATCAAGGAGAACGTCAAGGGCAAGTTGATCATCAAGGAATACCCTACAGCCTCCGCACACGCTTCGCATTTTCGTGCGTTGCTGCAAGACCTCAAGCTCAAGCGCAACTTCAAGCCAGATATCATCTTCATCGACTATCTGAATATCTGCGCGTCCGCACGTATCAAGCCGGGTGCGAACATCAACTCGTACACCTACGTCAAGGCTATCGCGGAAGAACTGCGCGGTCTGGCTGTGGAATTCGACGTTCCGGTGTTCTCAGCCACACAGACGACTCGCGGCGGATTCTCCAACTCGGATCCCGGTCTGGAAGATACGTCCGAATCCTTCGGGCTACCGGCTACGGCTGACCTGATGTTTGCTCTGGTTAGCACCGAGGAATTGGAAGCCTTGAATCAGATTATGGTAAAGCAGCTTAAGAACCGCTACAATGATCCGACGCTAAATAAGAGGTTCACCGTAGGTATTGACAGAGCCAAAATGAGGCTGTATGATCTAGACCCTACGGCGCAACAAGGTCTGGTGGATGCCGGTCATCAAGGCAGTTCACCTAGCGGCGGCGGTAACAAGTTCAAAGGGTTCAAAGTCTAATGGCTAACAAAGGACTACAATTCGAATGGTGCATCTACTATCTGGTCGCTAGAACCGACCCGAAGATGGTTGCGGCTGATCAAAATGCCTATCGGCAATCAGCAGCGAATTACAAGTCCGCGCCGACCGAAGTAAAGAAGGCGGCTTTGAATGCTGTGAATGTTGTCGAAAAGAAGTATGGCAAGATCACCGGGATCGTGAAGATATCCGGTGGCGACGAACCCAAGACAGACCTCATCATCAAAACCAAAAAGGGAACGCTAAAGTGTTCCCTCAAATATGGTGAATCCATTCAGCTATCGTCTGGCGGTATTTCCAACACCGTCAGGTTCCTTACGGGTGTTCTTGAGAACATCAAGAAAGAAGACGGATACAACAAGAAACAGGTCACTTCCATTATCTCGGTTCTGGCAGAACTGGATGAGAAGTATGGTGACATTGGTAAGATGCCACGCCATAAGGCTGATATCATGATCGGCAAGGCTGAACGATATGACCAGTTGCTAAAGACTGTCATCGGTTCCAGAAGGGAGCCAATCGTCAGCGAAGAGTATGCCAAGATCAAGCACGCGATTGTCGAAGAAGCCTTGACTGGCAGATTCACATTCAAGGGTGGCATCAAATCGGCTGACCATATTCTCACAGACAAGTCGATCACTAAGATCGATGAAAAGTTCATCAAGTCGGTTTCCGATAAGACCTCTGTGCGTATTGCATTGAAGGGACGCGGCAAGACCGAAGTTGCGGGTAAGGAAGTTCGACTCAACGAAATCGTGGTGAGATTCGACTCTTAAGACTATTCTGGTGACATTATGACTATTCTAGTGACAGGTGGGTTGGGTTTTATTGGTAGTGCATTCGTGCGCCGTTGGTCTATGTTCCATTACCATGAACCACTAATCATTCTCG